CAAACAGGTATTAGAAATGCTAGAAGAGAATTTACTGGTGGTTACTTTGGATTATTAAGAGGTGGACCTATTAAAGCAAATGATATTATTGAAAGATTCTTTATATCAAATCAAGCAAGATTTAATGTACAAAAAGAAATGTATAGAAATTTAAATTCAGCAAATATATTAGGTGTTGAAGATAATGCATTAAGAAGAACATTTAAAGAAAGACAATTAAGTGATGATTCTTTTAGACAATTAAAAGATGGTAGATTTGAACCTTATTTTCCATCAAAAGATATTGAAAATAGATTTAAAGAAATTGCAAGGGACCTTGGAGATATAGATGTATTTAAAGAAGTTAAACCTACTTTAAGAGAGATGAATAGAGAATTAAAAAGTTTAGATTTAGGAGAAACATTTGATTTAGATTTAACTGATTATTTAGAAGAAGGACCAGGTATTGCAGAAAGTCTTGGTTTAGGAAACATTGGTCAGACACCAATGCCAAATCAACAAGTAATTCAAACATCACAGGTTCAGGCTCCAGGGAACATTACATCTCAAGGGTTGACACCAACTGAACTTGCTTTATTATCACCAGAAGAACAACAAATACGTCTTAGACAAAGAGGATTAGCATAATGCCACCATATGATACAAGATTTGGATTATCTCAATCAGTAGCTGATTATCTTAATCAAGGTTTACCAAGTATATCTAATATATTTAATAATAATATTACTGCACCTATTGCAAATCCTATTATGCAAAATACTCAACCTAATTTTATGGGACTAACTCCAGAACAATTACAATTATTAAGATTACAAAAAAATTTAGTAAATCAAGGACAAAGAGATGGTCGAGATGGTGCAGATTTTGCACCTAATCCAAAAGTTGAAGGAATATTTTCTTTAAAAGAGTTTTTACAAAACATACCTACACCAATGAATTTAGCAAGACGTGGTTTAGATTCATTAAGAGGATTTGCTATGAGAAGAAGAGAACAAAAACAAGCTGATATAGCACAAAAAAATATGCCAGATGTTTATACAAAAGCTAGAGACGAAGGTTTTACAAATGATAGAGGAGGTTTTAGTACTTCAGCTGCAGATAAAGCAGGAACATCAGAAGGTAGCGGTCGGTTTTCTCCTAGCACAAGTAGAGGAAGATCAGGTTACTAATGCCTAATGGTGATAAACTAAGACCTAAAACTACAAGAGAGCATATACTTGCTTTATATGGATATGTTACTGGAATAAAAACAGACATGAAACACATGCATGACGGTATTCACGATTTGGGCGGCAAGATAGACAAGATCTATTGGGCATTATTAGCGACGGTGGGGGCTGTCGCACTTTTATTATTAGAAAAAGTTGTAGATAAAGGTTGGTTTTAAATCCATTCTCTAAAATCTTCATCCATAATTGTATTAGCAATATTAACTTTATTACGTAAAGCTTTTACAATTCTTTCATCAATAGTATCTTGACTCATAATATCAATGTAAGTCATTTTTCTTGTTTGACCTATACGATCAATACGTGCTTCTGATTGTTGTCTTTTTTCAAGATCATAACCATTAGAAAAATAAATCATATTACTTCCAGCAGTTAATGTAATACCGTATCCACCTGTATGAGTAGTTCCTACAAAGAATCTACATTTATCATCGTTTTGAAATTTTTTAATATTTGCTGATCTTGCATCAGTGTCTGTTGCACCATAATAATCTACAACAGATTCATCACCATATACTTTTTTTATTTCTTTAATAATCCTTCTTACATCGTGCGTATAATGAGACCATATAATAGTTTTACCTTCTACATTTTCTAATATGTTCATTAGTTCAGCTAGTCTACTACAAGGTAAATCTTTTATAGTACCATCATCTGCAGTAAAATGTCCACAAGTAATTTGATGTAGTCTCATTAATTGAGTCATAACAGTAGCTGAAGATTGCATCTTACCATCTAAAAAAGCTATTGCCTGTTGTTTCATTTGTGAATATACTTTCTTTTGTTCTTTTGTAAGCTCAACATAATGCTTGACAAAAGTTTTTTCTGGTAAATCTAAACAATCTTCTTTTAATATTCTTTTAGAAAAAGGTTTTATTTTATCTGATAATTCACCTAAATTCATATAACCTACTACTATTTCTACTCTTCTACCATTGACTTGAATTTTTCTCATTTTTGCATAACGTGCACGAAAAGTCCAATAAGAATCATGACCTAAAAGCCATGGATCAAGAAAAGCACATTGAGAAAACAAATCTAATGGTGATTTTGTAATAGGTGAACCTGTTAATATTCTTCTATATTTACAATGATTTCTTAAATCTAAAATATTTCTAGTTCTATTAGATGTTGGAGTTTTAATTGTAGTTGATTCATCAATTGCAATCATTGTTTTATGACAAGATAAAAACTTGTGAGCAAATTCTGCACCATCTCCAGATGAAAAAGCTTCTACATTCATAATTAAAATATGAAAATCTGTACCTTGTTCAAATAAAGTATTTAATATTTGTTTTTGTTTTTTAGATTTATCAGATGATTTCCATAAAACCATTTTTTTATAGATATGATCAGGTAAGTGCACAGGCACCTCCTGATCATACCAGTTCTTATATACACCTTTAGGTGCAATAAGAAGGAGGCCATTTATCTGGCCTTTATCATATAACATTGCGGCATTATCTAATAATACCTTTGATTTACCTGTACCCATTTCCATAAAGTACGCAAAATTTTCTTTATCCCATGATGCTTCTAATGCATCTAATTGATGTTTATATGGTTTAGTTTTAAACTTATAATTCATAATCTATTTACTTTTCTTTCTATTTGCTATAGTAATATAGAAAAAGAAAAAAGTCAAATGAAATTTTTAAAAAAGATTCAATCATGAATAGTAAAGTATATTTATTACAGGATATTCCAGTAGATCAAAGAACAGGACAACCTAAATATAATATTATAGGTGCAAGAAAATATGGTGATATTCAAATAATGTTTAGAGCATTAGAACAAATAATGTTTTCACCAGGACCATTTATTTTTAGCATTAGACAAAAATTAAAAAATTTTACAGAAAATGATTATTTACTATTAAATGGTGATCCTGCTATTATTGGAGTAACCTGTGCAATTGCCTCAGAAATGACAAATGGAAAATTTAAAGTCCTTAAATGGGATAGACAAGAAAAAATTTATTATCCAATAGAAATAAATATTCATCAAAAATAGACTTGACAAATTACTTATTAGTAATTATACTTAGGCCGTGAAAGTTAAAAAGTTAAATTATGGAGAAAAAGTATGATTATAGATATGCGTAAAGATGCACCCGATCAATCTAATAGTATTGATCCAGACAAACTTTCAACTGAAGTTGAAAAGTTACAGTCATTGCAAAAACAAATACAAGAGTTGGAAGACAGAGTTAAAGACCTTAAACAAGATGAAAAATATTTTAGCTGTGTTGTTATTCCAAAATTAATGGAAGACATGAATCTATCTAGTTTAAAATTAAAAGATGGTTCAGAATTAACTGTTAAAAAAATTTATAGTGCCTCAATGAAAGCTGATAAAAAGCTAGAGGCTATACACTGGCTTCGAGACAATGGCTTAGGTGATATAGTAAAAAATAATATTACTGTATCATTTGGTCAAGGCGAAGATAACAAGGCTGTCGATTACGCTAGCCTTGCGAGGTCGAATGGGTATGAACCTATCCAAGAGGAGAAAGTTCACCCATCGACACTCAAAGTAGTTATGAAGGAATGGAAAGACAAAGGTCAAGAAGTTCCGGAAGAACTATTTAATACATTTGATGGAAATCAAACGTATTTAAAAAATAAAAAATAAATAATAACTTAATAAGGAGTATATATGGCAAATACAAATGCTATGACGAAAAAAGATAATGCAGGTGCATTATCTACTATCAATCTAAGAGGAGACTCTGGAAGAGGTAGTGAAGAAATAAGATCGGATGATATGTCTACACCGATTTTAAAAATCCTACACCAACTATCACCTGAGTGTAATTCTAGCAACGCTAAACACGTTGATGGAGCAAAACCTGGTATGATTTATGCTAAAGGTCTTGGTACACTTACTGATGGTAATGCAGGAGTGGATATAATTGTTGCACATGTGCAAACAAGATATCCAGAATGGCAGGAAATGGGAGACACAGCTGCTCCACCTGTTACAACTCACTTATCAATACCTGAAGATGCTCAGGAAGAAAGAAATGGTAAGTGGAGATTATCAAATGGTAATTACTTAGAAAAAACTGCATACTTTTATGTAATAGTTTTAGGTGACGAACCTAGACCTGCAGTAATTACTATGAGGTCATCTAACTTAACACCAGCAAGAGAATTAAATCAATTGATTAAAAATCTTAGATTTAAGGATGATAAAGGTGTTTACAATCCAGCAGCATATGCAGCAGTTTATAATTTAAAAACTGTTGGCAAAGTTGCAGGAAGTAAAAGCTGGCATGTTTATAAACCATCTATGGTTAGAGCTTTGGATGTATCTAAAAAAGAAGATGCAGACTTATATGTATTGGCACAAGAATTTCAAAAGTCTGTGTCTAAAGGTTCAGCTAAACCTGAATATGAGAAAAGCGATAAACCTAAAACTGAAGAAATTATCTAATTCACTAAGTGAATACTTCGGAGAAAAGGCGGCTAAGGGAGACTAAGGCCGCCTTTAAAAAAATAAAAGGACTTAAAGATGGAAAATTTTATAAAATGTTTTACAGGACTAAAACGTAATTTTGGTTTTTGTAATATAAGCAACGGATATAGAGACCCTAACTCTGGTAAAATAAAATTTAATGCTGGTGATTATGGTTGGTCAGGAAAAGAAATAACTAATGATGATTATAGACTTCATTTACATGGTCAAAAATCAATAGGAATACAACCTTGTGATGATAATGGTTTTGCATGTTTTGGTGCAATAGATATTGATCCTAAGATATATAAAGATTTAGATATAAAAAAATATTTAACTATTATTCAAGAAAAAGAATTACCATTAATACCTATCAAATCAAAAAGTGGTGGACTTCATTTATATTTATTTACAAAAGAATTTGTCAAAGCTAAAGTAATTAAAGATTTTTTAGAACAAGTATTATTTTTATTTAAGTTACCAATTACAACAGAAATATTTCCTAAACAAACTAAACTAGGAAGTGATACAAATGGAAATAAAGTAAATGGTAATTTTATTAATCTTCCTTATTTTAATAAATCAGAAAGAGTTGCTATAGATCCTTCTGGAAAAGAAATGTCATTAGATTTATTTTTAGAAGTTGTAGATTTAAATAAAGTTACTAGTGAAAAATTAGAAGATATATCTAATAATTTAATTAGAAAAGAATTAACAGGTGGTGCAGAAGAATTTAAAGATGGTCCTCCATGTTTAGAAATTTTATCTAAAAACAAAATGACTGATGGTAGAGATAGATTTTTATATAACTACATGGTGTTTGCTAAGAAAAAATATCCTGATAATTGGGGTAAAAAAGTTTTACAAGCAGGTAGAAACTATTTTGAATTTGATCAGATATGGACTGATGACTATATTACTAAAAAAATAAAAAGTTGGGAGAAACAAGAAAAAGGACATACATGTCATGATGATTTATTAGCACCTGTGTGTATTAAATCAGAGTGTGTAAAAAGAAAGTTTGGAATTATTTCAGATAAAAAAATTAATTGGCCATTGATGAATAATTTAATTAAAGTAGATTTTAAACCTGATCCTGAATATTATTTTACAGTAGAAAGAGAAGATGGTGAATCTGTTCAAGTACATGCTAAAGATGTAAATAAAATTAAAGATCAACAAGAGTTAAGAGGTTTAATAATGGCTCAAGCAGATTTTCCACCACCTCCTATAAAAGCAATGGATTTTTTTGAAATACAAAAAGCATTATTTTCAACAATTGATACAGTGCAACCGGCTCCAGGAACCACACCTATAGAAATATTAAAGAAACATTTAAAAGATTATATACATAGTACAACTGCTACAAGTCATAACTCTTTTAAAAGTGGTAATGTTTTAAAAGATGATACATATGCATATTTTGTTTACGATGAATTTTTTAATGATTTAAAAGATAATGAATGGAAGAAAGATTCTTCAAGGACTTCTTACATGATTGAGAAAATGTTTGAAAAAGAAAAAGCTAATTTACCTAAACCACAGTTTGGTAAGAAAAAAAGATTTCCAGGTAAAGATAAAAAAACAGATAAACCTTTTCCAGGTGTAAATGGTTGTGCAGTTATTCCATTGTATTTATTTAAGAAAGATGAAGATGACGCTGATGTAGTTGAATTAGCTGAATTTAAAAAACCAGAGGAAATTGTATAATGATATATAAATACTTTGGTCCTCCAGGTACAGGTAAAACACATAAGTTAATTAGTAGAGCTAAAGCATACATTAGAGTTGGAACTTCACTAGATAGAATAGGTTATTTTGCTTTTACTAAAAAAGCAGCTAAGATAGCTAGAGAAAGAATGCCGGTAGAAAATGATAAGTTAAATTATTTTAGAACACTTCATTCTTTTGCTTATCAACAATTAGATTTAAATGACACCATGGTCATGCAACCAGAAGACTATGTAAAAATTGGTAAAGAATTAAACATAAAAGTTAAGTATTATGACAAATATAATAAAGAAGAAATTTTTTATTTAAATATTGAAAGTCCTTATTTCAAAATGATTGGTAGAGCAATGAATAGAGATATTACTGTTAGAGAAGAATACGATAGAAATGAACATAATAAAAAAGAAATAGAATGGTACATACTAAATAATTTAGATAAAAATTTAAAAGAATATAAAAGAATCATGGGTAAATTAGATTTTAATGATATGATTAAGAGACTTGTTAATAAAAAAGATTTACCTAAATTTAAATCTATATTTATAGATGAAGCTCAAGATTTGTCTCCATTACAATGGAAACTATTTGATACGTTAAAAGAAAATGCAGAAGATGTTTATTTAGCAGGAGATGATGATCAAGCTATCTTTGCTTGGGCAGGTGCAGATGTTGATAGGTTTATAGAAGAACCTGGAAAAGAAAAAGTTTTAAAATATTCAAAAAGAATATCTAAAGCAGTGCAAGAAGAATCAGAGTTACCTTTAGAAAGAATAAAAGGTTTAAGAAAACATAAAATTTATTATCCAAGAAATTATCAAGGTGAGTCTTTAAGAATAAATAATTTAGATCAAATAGATTTAACACAAGGTAAATATTTAATTCTTACTAGAACTATACATAGATTAGTTGAAATTACAGAAGAGTTAAGAAAAAGAAATTTATATTATCAAAGTAATAAAGGTAAAAGTTTTGCAGTAAGATTATATAATGCATCTGTAAATTATAATTCATGGTGTAGAGGAATAGAATTAGAAGATAAAGAAATAAAACAAATTATAGAATTTACCGGTTTACCTAAAGAAAAATGGAATAATAATGTAGATTGGTTTGAGGCATTTGAAAAAACCAAATTATCAGACAGAATTTATATTAAAGAAATGCTTATAAATGGTGAAAATTTAGATGAAGATGCACGTATATATGCTTCTACAATTCATGCAGCTAAAGGTGGTGAAGAAGATAATGTTATTTTATGTTTAGATTTAGGAAGAACAATAAAAAAATCAGTTAAAAAAAGTGATTATAAAAATGATGAGGAACATAGAGTTTGGTATGTAGGAGCAACACGTGCAAGAAATAATTTATATAAATTAAAAGGTAAAACAAAAAAGAATGAATATAAACACTTTAACTAAATTATACACTAAGTATAAAAAGAATGGGATAGAGATATTAGTCAAAGGCGGTATAGCAGCGTCTTTTAAAATTGATTTGGTTCTCGAATCCCAAGGTCTTAATCATCGCCAAATCAATAACTGCTATAATAAAGGAGAAACATGAGAATAATAACAAGTGATATATTAATAACAGTAACATTAACATTTTTTATAATTAACATAATGGAGGTATTAAAATGACACATAAAGATATATTTAAGGATTCATTTCCACAAGATAAACAGATAGGCGGGAGTCACTATAAAAACTTCTACATTCAGCCTTATGAATTTATTTCTAAGAATGACCTTTCTTTCTTCCAGGGAAACGTTATAAAATACGTGTGTCGTTATAAAAATAAAAATGGCATACAAGATTTAGAAAAAATAATTCATTATTGTGAATTAGAAATAAAGACGATGAAAGATAAAAAATGAATGTAATGTATGGATTAGGTATGCTATTTATGAGTATTATAGCATTAACAATTGGTGGCACGATAGCTTTTTTTATTTTAAGAGATGTGTATCGTTCGTTGCACGAGCCTAAAAAGAAAAGGTTTGATGATTTAGAATGAATTGCTGGCATTGTCAAACAGAATTAATTTGGGGTGGAGACCACGATACCGAGGATAATGAGTATTATGATATAGTTAGTAATTTATCGTGTCCTAAGTGTCATTCAGCTGTTGATGTTTGGCATCCATCTGAAAAATTAATAAAAGAATATAAAGATTATAAGGAGAAAAAATAATGTTAATGCCAACTACAGAATGGGTAGCACCTACAGAGTTTCCTGATTTAAGAAAAGCAGATGAGATTGCAATTGACCTGGAGACAAGAGATCCTGATTTAAAGAAACTGGGTTCAGGGGCCATCATAGGTAACGGTGAAGTTATAGGTATAGCTGTTGCTGTAGATGGATATAAAAATTATTTTCCAATAGCACATGGTCAAGGTCCAAACATGGATAGAGACAAAGTATTAAAATGGTTTAAAGATATTTGTGAGTGTCCAGCTACAAAAATATTTCATAATGCGATGTATGACGTATGTTGGATACGTAATTTAGGCATAAAAATCAATGGTTTAATTATAGACACTATGATTGCAGCTAGTCTTATAGATGAAAATAGATTTCAATATTCATTAAATTCTTTATCTTGGGTTTATTTAAATAAAGGTAAGAATGAATCTTTACTTACTAAGGCAGCTAAAGAAAGAGGTTTAGATCCAAAAGCAGAAATGTGGAAGTTACCTGCAAGTGAAGTGGGTGGATATGCAGAAGAAGATGCAGCTTTAACTTTAGAACTTTGGAATTTTTTTAAAAAAATAATTATTGAAGAAGATTTACAAAATATATTTAATCTTGAAACTGATCTGTTTCCTTGTTTAGTCGATATGCGCCACCTAGGTGTTCGGGTAGATATTGAGAAAGCCAGTCAATTAAAAACAGAAATGGCAGTAAAAGAAGAAAACCTATTACAACAGATAAAAATAAAAACAGGAGTAGATATTCAGATATGGGCTGCAAGATCAATTGCAGAAGTTTTTGAAAAACTGAAGCTACCTTATAGCCGAACTGAAAAGACAGACTCTCCTTCATTTACTAAAAATTTTATCTCTACACATAGTCATCCTGTAGTTCGTATGATAGCAGAAGCTAGAAAAATAAACAAGGTCAGTACAACTTTTATTGATACTATTTTAAGTCATGAACACAAAGGTAGAATACATGCAGATATAAATCAAATTAGATCCGATGATGGAGGAACTGTAACAGGTAGATTTAGTTACTCCAACCCTAATCTACAACAAATACCTTCTAGAGATCCGGATACAGGTCCTTTAATTAGAAGTTTATTTATACCTGAAGAAGGTTGCAAATGGGGTACATTTGATTATTCGCAACAGGAACCAAGATTAGTAACACACTATGGAATAAGATTTAATTATGAATCAGCTGAAACAATTGCGGATGCCTACCATAATGATCCTAATACAGATTTTCATAAGTTAGTTGCTAAGTTAGCAGATATAGATAGAAAAGATGCTAAAACAATTAATCTTGGTTTGTTTTATGGAATGGGTAAAGTTAAACTTATGAATGAATTAGGTGTTACTAAAGACAAAGCAGATGAATTATTTGCTCAATATCATAATAGTGTACCTTTTGTAAAACAATTAACTAATGGAGTTATGGCTGCAGCTCAAAGCAAAGGTAAAATAAAAACTATTCTTGGAAGACGTTGCAGGTTTCCTAAATATGAACCAATACTAAGAGGTTCTGATTGGGGTACATTTGTTCCAGCTGAAGATCACGACACTATGTTAGAGTTAAAAGAAATGGGACCACATTTATTAGATGATGATAATAATATTATTAAAGATAAAAATGGTAATCCTAAAAAAAATTATTGGTATAAAAATGGACATAGAAGAGCATTTACTTACAAAGCATTAAATAAATTAATTCAAGGTAGTGCAGCAGACATGACTAAGAAAGCAATGGTTGATTTATATAAAGAAGGTTTAGTAGGTCACATACAAATACATGATGAATTAGATTTTTCTATTGAATCAGAAAGTCAAGCAAAAAAAATAAAAAATATTATGGAAAATGCAGTTGACTTAAAGGTACCCAATAAAGTAGATTATGAATCTGGAGCTAATTGGGGAGAAATAAAATAATGTACTATGGCTTACTTAAATGCTAATATACCGCCGATTTATTGTAAGGTAAGGAAGGAGTATCTTTATGATCTTAAAAAACATCAAGGAGAAAGCATTGACTGTGTTATCTTTGGTCTTAGCTCTATTTCAGGTAGGGCTCTCTTATTTAATATTATGTTACCAAACGGTGCGTGCTTTTGGAGACTCCCTATCAGTGCGTTTTTCCAGAAGTCGTATGAACGGTCCGATGTGCCAGATATGCAATTGGATTCGCTTCAATTGTGGAACTGTTTTAGTTATTGGCCTAGTGTGCATTGTTTTGATTGGCTTGCTGGCATTGATGGTAAGTATTTAGGAAAAGATAAAAAATTTTATAAAGGTCAATATCTTTTTACTATTGACTGGGCGCATCCAGAGACTAATATACTAAACACGGAACATTCTGAAATTCCGCAAGAGCACAAATGTGCACACATATTAGCATTGAAAAATGGTAATTATGCAGCGCAGCCAAACAATAGAATTATTTGGCATGTAAATAGTTATACAACAGATAATGATTGGCCTGATTATTCAGTTCAAAATACTTATTGGGATGCTGAAGGAGGAGATTGGGTAACAGAAGATTCTGATAAAATGTTTTATGATATTGAGGAAAAAAAATGAGTTTAAATATATGTAAAGATTGTAACTTTGAAAAGAAAAGATGTCAGTGTGTTGTTGATGTTGAGCCACCTAAAGTTAAAATGAGTTGGTGGAGAAAAATAATTTATTATCTAATAGGTTAATCAATGGAGATAGCCAGGATGAATTATTATTTTACGGGTTTGTTAATAACAATGCTAGTTGTATTAGCTTTATGTGGAGGACCAAGTGTCCAATAAACCACTAAACATCGGAGAAGAGGCAAAAGTACAAATGCCTATGAAAACGGTTGCTAGTTTAATTGTGTTAGTTGCGATGGGTGTGCTTGGATATACAGAGCTGACCTCGAGGTTAGTATCGTTAGAAACATCAAGAGAATTATTTCAAAATGATTTACTTAAAAAATCTGAACAGGTTCCTGTAGATCAGGAACAGATATTTTTATTAGAAGATCTTTACAAAAGTGTTGAGAAGATGGAAGAAACTCAAGAGATGAACATGACTAACAAAGTCAACATAGAATTTTTAAGAGAACAATTAGATAAAGCATTAGTTGATATTGAAGACTTAAAAGATAAAGTTAGAGCAAACGGTAACGGAGGTCATTAATGACAGAGTTGGCTATAGCATTACTTATGATAATCAACGGAGAGATTATGGAGGCACGTATTCAACCCTCAATGTCTGATTGTTTAAAAGGTAAGCGGGTTGCAAAACGTCAAGCAAAATCGCACGTGAAGTATCAATGTATAAAGTCGATGGTTGAACTTGAAAAAAATATTGATGGATCTTTGTCGATAAAAAAGTTAATATTAGAGTAATTATTATGCAGCTTTCTAGAAATTTTTCTCTTCAAGAATTAACAAAATCGGACACAGCAATACGTAAAGGTATTGACAACGAGCCTAATGCTGATCAAATAGATAAATTAAAAATGATTTGTGAAAATATTTTACAGCCGGTACGTGACCATTTCGGTAGAGTAAAGGTGACTTCGGGTTATCGTAGCCCAGAGCTGTGTGTTGCCATCGGCAGTTCAATCAGTTCGCAGCATGCAAAAGCTGAGGCGGTTGATTTCGAATGTATAGGAGTCGACAACGCTGAGGTAGCTGATTGGATCAAGATGAACTGCACGACAGATCAGCTCATCCTCGAGTTCTATACTCCGGGTGAACCTAACAGCGGATGGATTCATGCATCATACATACCTTTTCAACCAAGAGCACAATACATGAGAGCGTATAAAGAAAGCGGTAAAACAAAATACAAACCAATTATTGGCAGAGCCGTGGATCTTGTATGAAATTTATAAAATTATTTAATAACATAGACACCGTTCAAGGAACATGCGAAGAGTGTCGAGAAGAAACTATTTTAGTTGCAATTGTTTCAGATTTTTATAGATGTACTAATTGTGGATCGGATACAAAACAATATATAAATGGTAGAATTAGGTACCTGCAGCTATCTGATGAAGAAAAGAATTTTTTAAAACGACATGGCAAAACGTAAATTTACAAATTTTACACCCAGACCAAAGCCACGTAAAAGACCAAGACGTCACTCAAAAAAACTAAACAAAAGCGCTAAACGATCCTTCAAAAAATACAACCGTCAAGGTCGTTCACAATAGCTATTGACATTCTCCCAATATATCCTATATAAGTATAAAAGGAGAAAGTTATGAACAAAAAGAAAAAAGTAAAAGTGCCTAAAAAATTAAAAAAATTAGGTTTTAGAAAAATGTATCAAGATAAAGATGGGTTTTTTATGTTTGGTATGTCACCAGCGTCTTTGAAAAAAAGTAAGGATTAGTGAAACAGGAAGAAATAGACGAACTGGCCATACAATACAACAAGACTAAGGATCCAGGCATCAAGGATCAATGGTATAAAGCAGTTAAAAAATTTTCAGAGATATTAAAATTTAATAAAAAGAAAACTAAACACCCGTACCCGGCTTTTTGGGAGGAATAATATATTTTTCACACTTAAACTGAGGATATAATTTGTTAGCAACGATAGCCTCAGACTCAAAATAGTCCATTTCAAATAAAACTTCATGTGATCCTTCAAGACCTTGTTTTACACACGTGTAATAATCATTGACTATCTTAGGATAACTAGGGGGTATCATACAGGTTTGAGCTACCTGTGAACAAATGTAAACTGTTAAAAAGAATTTCATTGACACCTATTGTAAAAATTATATATTGTCCTATATGTTTATATATTGAAAGGATACATTAAATGACAGACATAAGCAAATATAAAAGTATCGCAATAGATCATGATTGCTATAATAAAATTAGTAGGCTTACCAAGATATTAGCTCCTAAAAATATAAAAATTTCTAGAGCACAGGTTGTTAAAGTATTAGTTGAAGAGAAAACAGAGAATTTAAATGGACAATTTTCTAAAAGTAACAAAACTAGGTGAGCAATTTGACCCAGAAAGAAATCTTTGGAGAAATGTTTTAATTGTTGCTTTAGAAGATGCAATTGGTAGACATTGGCGTAATAAAAGTTATGGTGTATCACATGGTTATGGAGCTGATAGAGCACGTGCTTATTTTACGGAACCAAATCGTGATTTTAAAATGGTCTGTAACTTAGCAGGTTTTGACCATGAATATATAAGGATGAAAGCAAAAGAATTTTTTAAAAAACATAGTTATGTTACAAGAGACTGATATATCTTACATTGCAGGTTTGTTCGACGGAGAGGGATCAATTACATATAAACAATACATGGTAAAGAGACCCCATAATAAAAAAGCATATCCTACATGGTCTATTAGAATGGAAATGGCTATGACAGATGAATCTGTTTTACGTTGGGTCCATGAAGTATTAGGTGTAGGAACTGTGGGAGAGAAAAGATACAAGACTCCTTATACTGTGGGTTGGAAAAAACAATGGCGATGGAGATGTCAATTTAGAGATGCTTTTCAAGTTGCGTGTTTGTTATGGCCTTATGCACATGTAAAAATGGAGGGTATTCAAAAAATTATTAATCATTACTCCGACAAAAAAATTGCTGAAGGTAATATAATTAATTTAAAAAAATATAAAGAGGTGATGAGTTTAGAATGACATTTTATCATGGGCTAGGTATGTTTATACTTGGTATGGCAGCATTGTTTATAGTAGCAATTATTGCTTACATAATTATTAATAAGTTTGTTAATTATAAAAATTCTGATGAATAGAATCGCGTTTAACATTGATACGTGTAAAAAATCAATGCAATTTAAAATAAAGGATGAAATAAATGAGTAATAAATTAACAGGAGATTCTGCGGGAATGTCTTTCATCATATCTAATATGAAGAACACAATGCCGGCAGACCAATACATAAGAGAAGTAAATAAGAATGCGGAAGAAGCAATTCAAAGAGTTCAGAGGATTAACCCTGAATACAAAGGTCAAATTGTTTTCCAGAAGGACGAAGAATATTATAATAAAAATAAAGTTAATAAACTATGTGTCATCGATAATGGTGATGGCATGAGTTATGATTTTTTAACTAACTACATGCTAAAACTAGGTGCTAGTATGAGGGGAAACAAACATAAAAATTTTGGTGCAGGGTTTAAAATATCTGCTCTGCCTTTCAATCCATATGGAATTATTGTTTGTAGTTGGGTTAAAGGTCAACCTGGTTATATGTTATGGGTGCACTATAATGATAAAAAGGATGAATACGAAGCTAAAATGTTTAAAAAAAGCTATGTCATTAGACTAAGTGACAGTTTTAAACCTAAAGAGATCACGGACCACGGAACTAAGATTACTTTCTTAGGTGATTCTAGAACACATGACACAACTTTAATTAATCCTTTGCTTCTCAAAGGGGGTTTATTTAAAGGAGGTCGTAAAGGTCAACACACGTGGATCACTTCTTTTTTAAATACTAAAAAATATTTTATCGAAAAAAATATTAAGACCACGTACAAAGATCTTGAAGAAAATAGAAATAATATAACTATCGTCGGTCACTATGAATCTTTAAATCAAATAGCTTTAGACAAAGGTGTAGTATCCTTAAACAAAGCAACTGTTGATTGGTTTCTACTTCCGGAAGCTCAAAAGAAAAGAACCTCAACTCATGGTGGATCTAGACTAACTGTTGGACAACTGGCAACAGTCCATGAAGATGAGGTGTTAAAGGTAGACTACAATGGTAAATCAGATAGGAATCCGTTAGCTGCATGGGGACATCAGTACTCTAAGACTAGAGTCGCTTTAGTTTTAAAACCAGATATCAATGAGTTCAGACCTAACTTGGAAAGAACTAATATATTTAAGGAGGGTTTAGAAGCCAATGAATACTTTGACAACTGGAAAGAGGAATGGCAACAGAAAACTCCGGAGGTATTAGTTGAGTTAGAAAAAACTATGATGGAAAACGCTATTGAAAACTCTGCTAGGTTTGAAGATGAGTTAAAAAAATATGCTAACTTATTTAGAAGTGATCAATACATGGTTAGTTCTAAGGGTGAGTTTCAAATAGAAAAGGATAAAACTTTTAAGACTGGCGGAAATAAAAACATTCAAGGAGAAGAAAATTCTGACTCAGAAGGTGATAATGGACCTAATCCAGATAAAGAGTATGGCGAAATAGAACAAGAACTAGGTATTAAAGTTGAAAGGAGTAAGATTAATGGAGTGTTAACACAAAACAATCCATATCCTAATGTTGGTAAAGTAGAGGAAGGTGAAGATGCTCCTATTGCGCAGTATGTTCATGATACTTATTCTGTTGATATTAATACAGATGCTTTACAGATACGACAACTGGTCGAACATAGAGTTAAAAAAGATAAAATTAACAATTATGAAAGTGTTAAGAAGATATTGTTGGATATACTTGAATTTCAGATTAAACAACAAGTAGCCCATATTAATAATCTTACTGGTTATGAAGAAGAACAAATCATAAAGGCTTTATCTCCAGAGGCATTGAGTGCGTGTCTTGCTAACAAAAGTTTGTTGTTAGAGAAACTTGATGAAATGTTAATTGAATCGAAAAGTGTAGTGCCGGTTGGAAATTGGCAACGTGACGAACACAAGTTTCATGTAAAAAATAATCCTAATAGATTTTCAATTGGCCTTAAATAGTATGATTTGGAATAAGAAGTTCGATTACCCACCGTCGACTAGATCTTTAGTCATGGGTCAAAGACACTACGATATAAACGATAGTAAGCTACCATCTGTTACAACCATACTACAACAAACGCAGCCAGAAGAAAAGAAGTTAAGTTTGGCTAATTGGCAGCAAAAGGTAGGCAAACTTAAGGCAGACAGCATCAGGGACCAAGCGGCAGAGCGTGGTAGTATAATGCATAGGATCATAGAAGGCTATTTAACAGGCCAAAGACATGCTGATTTAAGTGATTTGGGGGAGACTGCAGGGGTAATGGCCAAAACTATATATGATGAAGGTTTAAAGGACTCTATGGACGAAATATGGGGTACTGAAGTTACGGTATATTATCCTGGGTTATACGCCGGCCAGACTGATTTGGTTGGAGTTTACAGAGGTGTCCAAAGTATTGTGGACTTTAAACAGACTAATAGGCCCAAGAGGCGTGAATGGATTGACGATTATTTCCTGCAGCTTGCTGCATACGGCATGGCCCACAATCATGTGTATGGAACGGCTATACAGTCTGGAACCATTCTAATGTGCAGCGTAGAAAATAGGTATCAAATGTTTACGGTCACACCCCAGGAGTATCAGCGTTACCAGTGGGAATGGTTAAAA